GACTGCACAACTGCTGCAGTCAATTCGGCTTTTGTATATCTAGTTATTTGTTTTAAAGCTTCAATTACTGGTGCTAAATAAGGAACTCCACGATATTGCTCGCATCTTTCAGGTTCCATTAGCTGCAAAATATTAGGATCCCCGGTTTTATCTCCAAATGCTTTTACTCTTTTATGGTTGGTAACATAACCATCGCTTTTGCTTTTTGGATGCTTATTTGCCACCCAGTAAGCAACAACCGCTCCTGAATCGCCATCAACTTCAACCCCGTTATAAATTGGATTTCCAGTTTTAGTGTTTTTGCCGGTAGTATCATGATAAGCAAAAGCATTATTATCATTAGGAGTTTCAATTCTATCCCCTTCTAAGAGATGAATCCTTAATGTATAAGGCATCCAATTTTTTGGATCATCTCTTTTAATAAGCGGAAAGACATCTCCATTCATCAGCCAGGACATTAGTGCCAACCCTTGAAGTTCATAAAAATTATTGAGTCTCAAATTATCGGCCCAGACTGAGTCAGCCCAAATGCTAAATTCTTTTTCGACTTTTCTTTCCCAGCGATCAGCCTGTTCTTCGCTTATTCCTAAAGTTTCGGCATCAACTTTAGATTTTAGCTTAAGCCCAGCTCCAACAACATTGGTTCTATTGGTTTTAATTGCAGAAGCTGCTAAAGGTGAACCCATAAACAATGATCTTGAACGCTGCCTTAATGTATCAAGATTATTATTAATGTCTTCATTTGGACTGCGACTTAATGAGTTCCAGCCTTTCATCGACTTTTTTTGATGGCTGGCTCCACTTTCACTGTAACCTGAGTTTTTAACACCCTCCCAGATATTAAGCTTCGCTCTCGCGTATTCTCTTTTCAATGCAGTCTGAGGACTGATATATTTTAAAGCTTTATCAATTAAATTCATAAGACCACCCTTTATAAGTCTCTGGCAGTAATTCTATAAGCTTTTCTTCTGCCTTTTCCATTTACTGCGGCAGTTAACTGATCAACTTGTTTTTCTAAACTGTCAATTGCTGCTCTTATCTCTTCTAAATTAGCTCGAGTCAAACTTCTAGTTCCAATTTTGTACTCCTGGCCGGCAAGAACAGCCATTTCTGCTTCATAATAAGCTTCTAATCTTTGTTTTGCTTTTTCTAACCTGTCTTTTGAAGCCATTCAAACCACCTTCCTTATACTGAAACACCCTTATTAACCACACCGCGGCGCTTCTTTTTTCTTCTAGATTTAGAATTGCTTGTACTAACACTGCCATTTCCTTTTTGTTTCAGCCTTTTTTCAAGTGCATCAAAGCTAGGATTAAGTATATTAAGTGCAGCTAAAGCATAATTTCTTAAATCTAAAGGCTCATTTCTCTGATTAGGGCTGATTTTTTCCCAGACCATTCTGTACTGGCCGCTCCTTTTTCTCCGGACCAGTTTCTCAGATATAAGACCTTGAAAATAACTGCGATCATAATTTCTTTCTTTATTAGCGGGAAAGTGACAATATCCGTCACCTCTTTCTTTTATCTTAAGTCTTGACATGATAGTTGATTTACCAGAATCAACACCCAAAATAAAAACCGCAGCATTTTCTTTTTTACTGCGGTAAATCTTATCTATCAGAGGAATACCCGGGCCACCCCGGCCTTTAATAGCAAATATTCTTCTATGTTCGTTCTTTTTGCAAAATTTATAAACATCTGAAGTAAAATGACCTCCAGAGTCAACACAGGCACAGGCAACTTTCATCCCTTTGCCTGACTCTGTCCTAAAAGTTTGGTCTAGTTTATCAGAAAGCATCTGCCAGGTTGACGGCATATCAGGAGCACCCATTATCATACCGTACTCAATACCCCAGGACTCCTGTCCTTTTCCCCAGCCTGCTATCTCATATTCTAGTCTGTCATCCTGAACATCGACACCAGCGGTTAAAAGTAGAACTCCATCCGGCACATCTGCTTCATATTCTTCCCTGCGTTTTAAGAGAAACTCTTCATCTTCAATTTCTCCTTTTTCCTCCCAGGGCAAACCGAGCATTGTGTTTTTAAATACTTTATACTGCTCCGGATCCTTTTTCACAGTCAGCCATTCTTCCATAATTTCTTCCCAGGGAGTCCAGGGACTTACAAAAGCATTAAGGTGGAAACTTCTTGTCTTAATAACATCATCGTTTTCTGCTATCCATTTGCCTGGTTGGTTTTTCCAAGTGTGCTCATCAAATTTTTTATGACATTCAGTGCATTCATACTTTAGATCCCAAACTTTATAATTGCCTTTTTTATCTTTCTCATACTCAAATTTAACATTTTGAAGATGTATATATTGATAATCTCCGCAATGAGGACATTTAAGTTTCCACTTTTCCTGAGTTCCAGCTTTATATTCATCTTCAATTCTGGAAGCATCTTTAATTGTCGGTGTAGAAACATAAACTTTTTTCTTATTCCAAAAAGTAGTTGTTCTTCTTTCTGCAATTTTTAACGGATCTCCTTCGCTTCCTGCAGAAGATGGATACCTATCAATTTCATCGCACAATAAAATTCTTACTGGTCTACTTGCCAAACCAGAAGGAGAGTTGGAACCAGCAAGAGCTAAAAAACCACCAGGGAAAGATTTCATCAAAATAGTATTGCTGCTATCTTTGCTTTTGCTTTCCGAAACTTTTTCTCTTAATGAATCTGTAGCTTTAATTGATGGAGCTATCCTTCTTTTTGAAAAATCCTGTGCATCATCTACAGTTGGCTGCACTAATAACATTGGACACGGATCAATATCAATATAATAGCCCATAACATTAATAACTATTTCAGACTTTCCAACCTGAGAACTGCTCATTACAACAACTTTTTCAACTTCTGGATCATTAATAGAATCCATTATTTTTCGTTGATAAGGTGCTCGGTTTGTTCTCCATTGTCCAGGCTCGGCTGATGTTTCGCGAGGTAATTTTCTATATTGATCAGCCCAGTCACTTATTTTTAGATCCGGTGGAGGTGCTACTGTCTTGAGAACCTTCTTGAATAACTTTTTTGTTTTCGACTTCAACTGCATCACCTTCGTATAGATCTTCATCATCAACAAATAAAGATGGGTCATACCCTGACAATTCTTCAAGAGCTTCTTTCAATTCAGAGTTCATTAGATCACTAATTTTATTTGTGTTTTTCATTCCTGTTATTTGAGGAGATAATTTTGGAGGTATCGCTAAAATTCTATTTCTAAAGGTAGTCAATATATTGGTCATTGCAAATTCTACATCTGAAGCTTCATGAACTTTATTTTGCTGCTTAGCAAGTTTAATTTCACTAATCCGTTTTTTGATTTCTTCATGCTCAGCTTTTACTTCATTCAAATCTCTATTACCGCTTCCAAATTTAAATTCATAATATTTTTTGGCACATTCCTTGAGATCATATTTTCCTTCTGTAACTCTATCTATAATTTCTGCATCGACCAATTGATAAACTCTGCGCTCGGAAATATCTATAAATTCTGCGAGCTCTTCGGCTGAAACTGCGAATTTCATAGGACCCTCCTTTTCACTGAAATTAAAATCACCGTAAGTTCAGTAAAATACTGTAAACAAATGTTTTTAAAATGGTAAAAATAAAACTGCCACGAGCGCTGTCATGACAGTTATTATAAAAGATTAATATTCAACTTTAAAAAATATAAAAAGTTATCGACTGTATGAAATTGAACTTTTTTCACCGAAATCTAGCCAGTTTTTGGGATTCAGCGTCACCGCAAGGCTCTAGATTCTCAGAAGGACCCGCGAATTCTGGTGGTCTGCGGAGCCAGCGGGAGTGCTGAGCTGACACCTTTCTACTCTGCTATCCAGTAGCTGCGGCTGGTAGTTCGTGCTGCATTCTGGCTGATTCATAGCTCTATAAACGAGTAATGGCCCGGACATTGAGCCCGAGCCACACATATTATAATAGAGGTAGTATGAAAAAACCCGGCCTAAATAGTGGAATTAAGCCGGTAAAAAACCAAATAGGAAATAAATAAGTAATAATGGAAAAACTCACAATTACTTCATACTATCATTATATTCTTTATATATAGAAAATCCACTCAAAAAAAGCTCAAAATCATACCAAAATAACACCAAACTAATGTTTTTATTAAAATTAACTCAATAATTCTCGACTTTCAAGCCAGAACTCCCAGGCAGACATCAGTCCGTGAACTTTTAATTCTGCAAATATTTCTGGTTTTCTATTTCTTATTGTATTTTCTGAGCAATTAACTCGACTGGCTGTATCTTTTACTGACATATCATTAAAATAAAAATATTCAACTATCCTTCTCATCTCAATTGGCAAATTAATATAAGCGTGATAGATTATATTTCTTGCTTTAACTAGATTTTTATATTTGCTATCCTGTTCAGACTTCCTGGCAACAAACTCTTCCACGTCGGAATATGTATTATTAGTTTCGCCAGATCCTACTTTATTATAATTAATAGCCTGCAGTGCATATTCAGGAGCATCTTTTATTGCTTCTGTTGCAACTTTTGCTTTTATCCTTCTGTAATTATTCAACAACTCTTCTATGATTTCTTTCTCTTTATTAGGCATTGCCGCAGTCACCTCTGTTATTTCTAATTTGATAGTCAGTAGCACTGTGTTTTTCTAAGTAATCAGCCTTTGCAACTTCTAGTAATTCATCAGCAGTCATTTCTTTACCACACCTTATACACTTACCTTTTTCTTTTCGATTGTCTAAAATAAAAGTTCTTCTGTTACACCTCGGACACAATACTGGAACTTGAATATGTCTTTTGATGCCCTGGTATTCACAAATTAATTTAGATTCACTTAACATCTCCACCCAACCCCTCCACCATTTGATAATTAATTACTTCATATTCTTTCTTTTTAAAGTTATAAACTATTTCAAACCCTGCTGCTCTTAAGATATTAATATACCTACTGACCGTTTTAGAGCTCACCCCCAACCGGCCGGCAATCAAATTTCTATTTAAACCACTTTCATTTATTATCATAAATAATACTTTCATGCATCTTGTAATTATATTATATCGTTTATTGGAAGTGATCATAGATTCCTCCTACCAAAAAGTCACTACTGCCGAATCATGAGAGTAACCATTAATATTTCCCCAAGCAAAAATGATTCTCGAATTATTATCTAATATCCAACAATTTCTATTTGGTTTGCTTGCTATAGAAATATCATGATCTTGTAATACCTTTTTGAGCATTGGTTTTATATGCTTCGCACTGCGTAAAGATGGGAGCCAGATTATAACCTCTTCATTTTCTAATTCTAAGGCTCCGGCAACTAAATGACAATCATAAAAAGTTTTACCTTCTCTAGGACCGTGATTTTCTTTTAAAGCTACATCGTGAAGTCTTTCTAAATCAGTTTTCATTCTTCTCATCCTTTTTTAAAGTTTTATTAACAAAAATCTTAAAATTAATATCCCACCAATTATCTTCATAAAATATTCTTTAACTAAATTTTCTACTACTTTTTCTTCAATCATTCCAGGAGTATTCAATACTTGGTTTATAAATTTTACTTTAACAAGTATATATTCAAACATTATAAGAATTAAAAATAATTTATAAATAAAATAAGGAACGTTTTTTATTAGTTCGATAGCGATCACCCCTTTAATCAAAATTTATGTCTTTAAATTCTACACCTTTAGCGATTAATCTGCTGCTAACATAGCCAACACTTTTTGAGCTTAATAATTCTCCGGCATCATTATATTTATCAGCCATTATTTTGATAATTGTTCCTATTTCATGATTTTCAAACCTAAGTTTAATCTTCATTATCTTCACCAGAACTCGTATCAACTCTAAAACTAAACTTTATCCACCGTTTTTCAAAACGATAAGTTTCATATCTTGCATCTGGGTCACTATGAGCCATGCTCCTTTTGATCACTAATTCTTTTTTGTTGGCTGAACTCATAAAAACATCTTTTATTTTTTTATATTCTTTTTCACTTACAAAAAACATCATGTCTAAATAAGGTCTGTTTTCAGTTTCTTTTTGTATTTCATTTAGAAAGCTATCAATTATATCAACTATATTTTTCATGACTTCACCTCATTAAATTTTTATTTCGATATCATGACCTTGGTTAATTCTTAATGTTATGGAATCATCTAAGAAAAAACCATCTGGTTGGTATTCTAGTTCTGTTATTGCTTTTTCAATAAACATAGTGGCACTTATATTATTGATTCTCAAATATTTATAATTAATTTTTATAGAAGGTTTTGTTAATGATAATAACCTTTTTTCTTCTAAATAAATGTACATCTGGTCTGCATGACCATCCACTATAAAATCAAATCTTATTACTTTAATATTATTAATATCTTTTATATTTTTAATTTTGTTTTTTGTATCATCAAAAAAATCTATCCAGATCATTTTATCCCTCCAGTTCTTCAATAAATTCTATAGCGGCATCTGCTCCCTCTGCTAACTTAACAGCCCAACCGTTCTCTTTAAACCTCTTAAGCCATCTCTTTTGGCTTTCGCTAACCCGGCCACCTTTCAACCTCTTAAGTTCAATAGCAATTCCATTATATCCGGCAACCGGCTTGAAAATTAATGCATCCGGCACGCCTGATTTAACACCTAAAGTTTTTTGTTTAACATAATACTGAACTTTGTGGTCGCCTTCATTAGGCACATGGCACCAATCACCTTCCATATATTTATAATCAAGATATTGAGCTAGCTTTTTCTGTTCTTCCTCTTCTAAAACATTAACACCGGCACCTTTTCTCTTTTCCTTAATCAAATCTTTTGCTTGTTTTTCGCTTACATTTCTCCAAGCCAAAAAAATCAGCCTCCAATCACCGGGCTAGCATCTAATCCGTTACGGATAGATAATGCCCTCAACATGATATTTATTTTTGAAAGATTCCCAGCCTATATTGTGCGCTTCAACATGATATTCCGCAGATAGAGATATTTTTTTAAGCTTACTATCATCAAATTTTTGCCTGTTTTGTCCCATTCCTATTGCATCTGTGTGGTGACTATGAATTATAGCTCCGGAGTTATCGATTAAATATTCTTTTCCCGGCCGGCCAGATACAGCACAAATTTTCTGATCAAGGCATAACCGCAGCCACTTATAAAGATTGTCCATTCTCTCTCTGGGATGTTCTTCCCAGGCGACACCATATTCATAACCAATTCTGATACAGAAATCAATAAAATCTTCTGCAGTTTTCCTTGAACAATCTGAAAGACTTATTTCTCCATAACCAGTCACCTCAGAGAATTTTTCTTTTAACTTCTCATACATCTCGTTTTTGGCATAACCAATACTGTCTGCAATATCTCCAATTGTGGCAAAAGCTTTTCTTCTCTGCCGGTCACTGATCATGTTCATTCTTTTAACCTGTTCATCAGCATCAATTAAAAATGTGACTTTTATATTTTCAGCATTTTTAAGGCCCGGGCCACCACTAATAATTTCTTTTTTATAATCTTCAGCAGTAACAATCACTATTTTAATTTTTCCTTTTACCAGCTGCTCAATATTTTTGATTTCTCCTTTTATTTTAACTTTGCTGTCTAAAATAATATCGAGCGGTTTGTCTTCGAAGTTATATAAATCCATTGGTGCATCTTTGGGGCCGACCAGTAGTGTTAACCTGGCCGACCTTTTGTTAGTTCTCCATTTGCTTAAACTGCATCTAAAATCCAATTACCTCACCTCAAATTAGTCTAAATACTCTGCTGAAAAATAATACGTCAACTGTTGTTTCATATATATCCGCAAGTATCTTAGCTTTATCGACTCCCGGGACAGTGTCTCCATCTTCCCACTTGCTATAGGTAGTTATTGTTACACCGCATTTTTTTGCTAAAAATGTTTTAGTATTTCCGCTCTTTTCTCTGGCCCGGGCCAGATTCTTGTGATTGATTGGCACTACCCACTCACCACCTTAAGCTCTGGTTTTTCATTAAAAGGCAGTTCCATCTGCTGCAGCTGCTTCTTCATGATCTGCAGATCAGAAGCCCAGAAACCATGTCTCTTAAGTTCCTTGTTAAATCCTTCAAAGTCATGAGAAAGTATTGTTGGTTGATCATTTTCATCAATAAAGCAATGCATCAGTTCATGATCTATTAAAGCTACCTGATGTTTGTGGTCCATTGAAGCAAATGCTGGTTCAGCTATCTCAATGATAAATGTTGCTCCAGTGATAGCCTGGTACTTAGATTGTACTTTTGATGCTTTACCATAAACCTCTTTTCCTTTTGATTTCATCGCTTTGTCTCTAAATAAGTAAATTATCTTAAAACCTTGTAGGTGATTATGATATTTTTCTATTAATTTATTAGCAATATTTTCTACCTCAGGGGCTTGAGTATATTGTGCCATTTTAATTTCCTCCTATTTTAATTTTTTTAATAAATGCCCGGGCCAGCTTGTATTTAATAATAAGGAACTTCATCAGAATGTCCGCAAGATAAACAGTTGTAATTTTCGCCACTATCAACTATTTCCAAATCATCAGTTCCGCATTCTGAACATTGCCACCAGGCTATCCCTAAATCTACAATTTCTTGAGTACTTAACATTCCTTCTGTATTTGTTTTAACTATATATTCTTTTTCATCCCTATAATCATATCTTTTAACTAATTTTCCTCTTATATCTACGAATGGATTTTCAAGCATATCAAAAACTGGGCTTAACAATGCTATTTCTTTAGCTTCTTTGAAAGACTCGTGTGCTACATATTTTCCATACCCCTCTTCATTGTAAAAGAAATATACTTTATTCATTTTTCACCTCCCGATAGTCCGGGCCATCGCTCTTGAACTTCCCCCGGCCGGTCTTGATCTAGGTTTTTATTCTTTTGAACAATTCATATTTATATTTATGCCAGGGTACGCCCAGTGCGCCCATTAGAACTTTCTTTAGATCCATACCATGATCAGTTTCAAATTTATTTATCATTTTTTTAAAATCATTCTCTATCTCAATTCTACCGAGATAAATATCTCTATTTTGATATCTTTTTAATTCATCAAAATAATTGAATTTAAAATAGAATTCAACCATGAAATTATATAACTTTTTATGTGATAATTTAAGTAATTCATTTGAACGATTAGTATCTAATATTATCTGACCTAAAATTTCTAAATCCACTACTCTTAGATCAATTCCAGTTTTATCTGCAGAGATAGCTGCATTTAATTTATATGATTTAGATATCAGCATTTCTATAAAATGATAATAGTTCATTTCTTGATCTTTGTAAATTATCTTTTCGTCCTTTAGTGCTGGCCCGGTCAATTCTTCCACCTCCTCATTTATATATAAATATTTGGCAGGTACTTTTGTGGCATTGATAACCGTATCTCTAAAAGATTGCTTTGTTTCTAACCATTCTTTATGAAATCCTTCTGGCAATTCTATTGAGTTAAATTCACTCTTTATCCGAGTATAAGGCTTTAATTCCGATTTCTTTAAAACCATTTTCAGTCACCACCTCGATCCACTCTTTCAAATTAGTTATCCCGATTATAAAAACCCCCTTTGCTCCTCTGTGATCTAAATTGAAATCATATACTTTATCAATGTATTCAATTTTTTCTTGAATATCTTCATTAGGTACAATGATCATCTCTTCATTCTTTGGTGTTTTTACAAATAAAACTAAGTCTGAATCATTCCTTCTCATTATTTCTGCTTCTACAAATAGTTCGTGTTTATCAATGTTTTTCATCATCTTAATTCCTCCTTAAATTGATATAAGTAAAATAAACGCAATAATCAATGTAAATTTGGCTAAATATATTTTTCCTTCTTCTGTTTTCGCTATTCTGTATGCTGCTATATTCATTATGATTAAAAATATTAACTGTTTTAAAAAGTCCGGCATCTAATAACCCCCTTTCTATACTCTACTCTTTAAAGGTTAAAATAAAAGTACCTGAAATTACTAACCACTTAGCTGCAAACAGTCTACCTTCCTGAGTCTCCCATAAAATTGAATAACCTAACATTGTTGTCAGATAAAGAAATAAAATTGCTAACTTATTTTTCATTTTAATTTCCTTTCTGGCCCGGGCCACCGATAAAGAGCGGTTTAATTTCAGTTTTTTGATTTATCAAGCTGCCAATTACACCATCTGAATTTTGATATTTACCATCGTAAGGTTCCAATACTGTGCCGGACACTTTAAAAAAGACTATCTGAGCAATTAACTCTCCGGCCTTAAGTTTTCTTTTGTTAGAAGAATTATTAATAATCTCTAAAGTGATGTTGCCCTGAAACCCCGGATCAATCCATGCAGCTGTCTGATGAACTTCTATTGCTTTTCTACCGATTGTAGACTTGCCGGTAACAAATGCAGCCAGATTGTCCGGCAATGAGATGTATTCCTCTGTGCTGCCTAAAACAAATTCTTGTGGATTAAGTGGCCGGTCATTGATTGATGTCGGAATATATTCAACCTCTTCATTCATTCCTATTGGTCTTGAATAATTTCTTTCCAGCAATATCTTGTCTGCTAACCTCAGGTCGTATGATGCCGGCTCCACCTGGTCCGGGTTAAAATCACTTATTATATTGTGTTCTGTCTGAGCTCTCATAATTTCTTGATCTGATAAAATCATTTTTCCACTCCTGTCTATTAAAATAATGCCAGTTGGCCAAACTCTGCCGGCTCCTCTTTAATCTCTTTTTTAACTTCTTTTTCTTCTGCCGGCTCATGAGTATAATGCTTTAGATGCTTCCAGAGCATGTCCTCAATTTCTTTTTTGTAATCTTTTTCTATCCATCCAATTATCTGGCCGGACTCATAAAGAGTTATATGATCTTCATTGATTTCTGGTCTCTCTTCAATATCGAAAAACCTATTTTCTAATCCTCTGATATGATTAAGCCAGATGCCGGTCCTTTTAGCTGATATCCAGCCGGCAATCATTGCACTATTTTTATTACTCTCTGATTTTTTAAAGGTAATTTTCCCACTATTTCTTTTTAAATTTAAATTTCCCATTTAGCTCACTCCTAAAGTAAATCTTTTGAAGTGTATCTACTACTTGTTCTGTACTTATTTCTGAATATATCAAACCTATATACTTTCTTTGGATTTGGGACTTTTGAAATTTGAAGATAACCTTTTTCTATTAATTCATCTATTGACTTTTTTATATCTTCTTCTTTGGTCTCAAATTTTAAAGCTAAATAGTTTAATTTCAAATTATCTGTTCTTTCAACTACGTACCACAACCAAGCCATCAAACCGTGAGCTTTCAATGTCAATCTATTGTCAAGATGCCACCCTCTATTTTTACCATTATCAGTATATCTTCTTCTTACCTGAATAAATGGTTGATCATCATCTTTCATTATTTTTTCAATTTCTTTGTTGATGTTCATTTTCCACCTCCATTAAGTCCGGTCAACTTCTCAATGATTTCAATTCCGTTCTCTGGTTTTATGTGATCCTCGCATCCTTTGCAGCTAACTTCAATAAATCTTTTGTTTTTCTTCCCGCACCATTCCACTGCAGCTGTACCCAAATCATTATGGTAATACCAGGCGCATGGCCGGTATCTGGTTAATGAGTTATGATAGTGACAAAACCGGCCATTCCTGATCTGTTCCCCGCAGCCTTCAATATCGCAAATATAGTAATCATTCATTTTGCACCATGTCCGGCAGTACTTTATAAGGGCAACTGCTATGCTCTGGATCATCATGTATTACTGGAATGTCATATTTTAATAAACGCTTTCTTAATTTGCATTTATCAATCTCATCTTTTGATTTAATGCATTCGAGACAATGAACTTTTACAGTTTTGTCAATGATGTCATAAAGATCATCAGTCTCTACTGCAGTGACATCGTCCTCTTCCCTCATCTTTCTCTTTTTCTTTTTGGCCACTCTGGTATAATCTAGAGAAAGTTTTGTTTCCTGGACTTTCTGAGCAATATTTTCTTTTTGCTCTTTGGCTGCATCTTCAATAAGCATATCTTTTACTTTGCCGGTATAGGTCCGGGCCATCTTGATAGAGCGCATAAACTTAGGTGACTTTTCAACTGCATTAATTTCTTTATACTTATCAATTTTGTCATTTAAATATAATTGAAAGTGATTTAATACTTCTGCTATTTTCTGATCTTCTCTGCTTATATATCCCATCTTATCTCCTTTCTATTTTTGGTTAATTAACTTTGCGCCTAAAAGGGAACATCGAAGTCGTCAGGGTCAAAATTTCCGTTTCCGCCCTGATTCTGGTTATAATTCTGCTGTTGTTTTTGTGATTGCTGCTGACTTTGGTTATTTTGATTATTATTCTGTGGCTGCTGTTGATTGCTACCCTGGTTATTGTTTTTAGAATTCTGCTGCCGGTTATTATTATTTTGTGAATTATTTCTCTGATTGTTATTGTTTTTTGCATAATCTAAAAACTGGACTACATCTGCATTGACCTCAGGGTTAATATAAGTTCGATTATTATTTTCTGATTTCCTGATCTGTAGCGCCCCATCTACTCCAACAAGTCTTCCTTTTCCGAGATGCCGGGCGCAGTTTTCCGCCAGAGCTCTCCAGGTAACAATATTAATAAAATCTACATCATGTTCTCCCTGGCGGTTGGTATAATTTCTTTCTACTGCTATAGTGAAATTACAAACCGGTGTTCCGTTACTGGTGTATCTAAGCTCTGGATCTCTTGTCAGCCGGCCAATTAGTACTATTCTGTTTAACAAAATTATTCACTCTCCCTTACATTTATAAAGCGACAATTTCCATGCTGCTTATATTTTAATTCTTCAAAAAGTTCTCTATCAATAATTACATGATCATCATCTAATCCTAATTTCTTTTCCATCATAGGGTGATTATGAATTCGATTTTTAAATTTAGGCATCATTCATCAGCTCCTTTTTCTTCTAAAGTAACACGTATTAAAACTCTGTTTTTTTGTTTGGTATAAGATAAAATATTAAAGTCTGTTATATTAAATTTTTTATCAGCATCTTTACCTTCTTTTTCCCTGACTCCTTCCCAAATATTTATAGTTTCTGGTCCTAATTCTGGATCATCGTATATTTTGCATTGAACTATAGTATTTTTAATCATAATTACCCAACCTCTACTTCAATATATTTTTTAGAAAAATCTTCTGTGCTTAAATTAAATGTAGGGCAATACCTTTTAATCTTTGAACATTTATTATGATTAGGACAATTCCAGCAATTTAAAAGTTTTGGTTTTTGTTGATCAATCAATTGACCTTTTATTTCATCTAAAATATAATTTGCCAAATTTAGAACCTCCCTTTTAATTTTTCAACCACTCCCTGGATGATAAAAATTAAACTTAATACAGGAGAAGTAATTACTGCAAAAACAAATAATAATACATCAAACCAAAACGTTTGCCAATCCACATAAACTGAACTAAAAAGATCTCCCAGGGTCATAGTGATCAGCACACCCAACACCAAATATGTTACTATAACAGTTAAAAGCATCTAATCCCCTTTCTTCTTTATGCAATTATCGCAGACTCCAAATTCTGGCTGATCAGTATCTGTAACGATTACTTTTCCACATTTTAAGCAGGTCATTATTTTTCACCTTCCGCATCTCTGATTGCTCCCTCTAAATATTCAACTGTATCCATTATCCCGCAGGCATCTGAATTAGCTTCTAAATTTAAGAGTAAATCCTTTGACATTTTTACCGCTTTCAAGAGTTTGTTATTTATTCTGTGTAATTCATCCAGCCGCTCAAAGGACCCTTCTCTGGTTTCATAATCATTAACTGATACCGAAATAGTTTCTCTTAAACTATCCAAAAGCAACCAGTATCTTTCTTCAGGGGTTATTGATCTAGCTTCACAGTATTTAACTTTAATTTTGAAAGTTGTCCCATCCTCAGTATTTAGCAGTTTATCTATTTTTTGTTTCACTGCTGCACAATCTTTACATTTTTCATTCATTCCAAATTCAACTTTTATATTTTTGGGTCGGTTACCTTCAATTAATTTTCTTTCTATATTTACATTCTTTTTGCATGTATGCTCTGTTGAATTAAATTCCATTCCGCAATCAGTTCTATATTTCATCATTGTTTTTCACCTCTTTATTATTTTCTAATTCTTTTCTGGCTGAATATG